TTAGTTTTAATATGTTACCGACTAAACTAGGAAATCAAGAACACTTTAACTATGCGGAGATAAAATGATTAAAAATATTTGTATACTAGGTGGCGGAACAAGTGGATACTTGACAGCCGCATATTTAAGAAACACCATACCAGGTGCAGTAAAGATACAACTAATTGAAAGTAGTAAAATTGGTATTGTTGGAGTAGGAGAAGGTACACAACCTTATACTACAGAGTTTTTACGTAAGTGTGGATTACAGCCAATTGATTGGATGAAATCTGCAAGAGCAACATATAAGTTAGGTGTAGAATTTAACGGTTGGAGTGATGAACCCTATTTTGTAGACAATGATGATTATGGAAGTTTTGTATTAGGTCCTGAAATTCCAACATTTAATTATTGGTTAGGTAAAAGTAAAAAAGAGTTTTTTAACTTTGTACAAAGTTATAAACTTGCTAAAGCAAATAAATCTCCAAAATTAAGTCATGTTATGGATTTTACACATGGGTTCCTTGCACCATCATGGGACGCTGTACACTTTGATGCACATAAAATTGGCGAAGCAGTAAAAGAAAATATTAAAGATAAAATTGATATTGTTGATACAGAAATTACTGAAGTGGATACGTTTGAGCAAGGTATAAAATGTTTACGTGATGCTTCTGGTGCTGAATACCACGCAGATTTATACATAGACTGTAGTGGATTTAAAAGTTTACTATTAGGAAAAACATTAGGTGTTAGATATATAGACGAAAGTGAAAATTTACCATGTAATAGAGCAGTTGCTATTCCTACACAATATAAAAATCCACAAGAAGAATGTCATCCTTACACAAAAGCAACCACTATGAAAAACGGTTGGCGTTGGACTATTCCAACTTATGATCGTATTGGTAATGGCTATGTTTACAGTGATGCGTACTGTTCAAAAGAAGATGCAGAAGCAGAATTACGTGAAGCAATTGGAGAGTTTGATGCTCCTGCAAATCATTTAGAAATGCGTATTGGTACACATGAAGGTATTGCACACGATAACGTAGTAGCAATAGGATTAAGTGCAGGATTTGTAGAACCTTTAGAAGCAACAGGAATAACATTTACTACAAAGTCAGTTGAATTTTTAGTAGAAAGTTTAAAATTTAGTGACGGCGCATGGGGCAAGGATAATTTACATTATATTAATAATCAATGGTTATCAATGTACTATGAAATTAGAGATTTTATTTTTACACACTATAAATTTGCTTCTAGAAAAGATACACAATTTTGGAGAGATGTTACAAGCAAAGAACTTCCAGATACATGTAAGAAAAGGCTAGAAATGTTTGTACCCGGTCCAAAGGATAGTATGTTTCTTCCTGGGATTACTAGTATGTTTCATACAGGACAATGGTTTGAAATGTTATACGGCAGTGACTTTTACGACAAAAGTATTTCTTTTATGAGCAATGATTATTTAAAATATTCTGAAAGTTATGTTGACAGTGAAAACTATCGTATAGAACGTGCAATGCGTGACTTAGACAACCATTATGACTATCTCACAAAATGGTATAAGAACACATAAATAGTTGTATGAGCATGATTAAAAGATTTTATACAACCAACGTATATGAAGTAACAGACGTCACGGGTGATGCAAGTTTTAGAATGGGGCCATTCTTTACTGAACAAGTAAGAATAGCAACAAGTAATTCGGCATTTCATTTAAGATTTACAACCGATGAAAATTCATTAAATGAATTAATTACTGCTGAAAATTATGATATTATTATTCCACCTAACTGTATTGAAATAATGCCAAACGTTCGCGGTGGGTTTATTGCAGTTAAGCCAATTAAATACGGTGAAGATAGTACGTTTGTAGACGCTAAAATTTCAATTACTGAAATCGATTTGCTCTATGACTCAAGAAGATAATTTATATAAAGTTTTAGGCGTTAACGCTAGTGCTTCTCAAAGTGAAATTAAAGAAGCATACAGAAAATTGTCTATGAAAACTCATCCTGATAGAAAAGGTGATACAAAAGTTTTTCAAAAAGTTAAAGAAGCATATGATATATTAAGTAACCCTAATAAACGCAGTCGTTACGATATAATGATTAACCTTGTGCGTATTAGTGGTCCTAACATCCAGGTTGTAGACGATGATAAAGGTATTAAGTTTGACATAAAACAGGGCATGGGCACTGTTACAATTACTTCTAAGTAAATTTTTTCTTTACATGAAAGTTCTTTTTATAGGCTTCGTCACCGGATTTTCCTAATACGTTTTGATGCCCTTTCCATTCGTCCCAATCTGTTATACCAACTTCCATTTCCCAATCTTGTCTTTTAAAAGGAATAACTTGCACCATCGGAGTTTTAGTATCAAAATTAATTTCTCCTCCTAATGGAGTATTCATTATAAAAGGAAAATTAACAGGAACTCTGTATGAATCTGTATCAACTATACCACTTAACATATGATATTGATCATTTGGAACATTTAATGGATGAGTAAAAAAGCAACTCCATCCTGGAGGAGTTTCAATAATCCACGGACTAGCAAATTTTAATACAGGTTTGCCATACCATGGAGCATTTTCAAACTGCCCAATAGCATGTGAACTCATAAACATTGTTCCCTTACCTGTTTTAGAGATTTGCCCTTCTGTAATGCGTTTAACATTAATTGTAGAACAAAAATTAATTATATACCCTGATGTTATTGCATCTATAAATGGCGGGCATTTCTTAATAGTAGGCATAGTATCAATAGGACCGCCTAGTGGTTTGGTTTGTTTAAACCAGTCTGGTACCATCTTTGTGGCAGGCATAGGATCAGGAATTAAATCCCAATCTTCAAATTTATCAACAACTACTTGTTGTGCTGTTAAACTATTAATTGCTCCAGGGGGTTTAGTAAATTTTATCTTCAGTTTATTCATTGTAGTAGTACTTATTATATAACTATTTGTATGAAGAATGAACTGAACATTAGCGGTATCTTTCCAATACCAATTGCAACTACAACTATTGCTCTTCCAGATATATCCAAAATAAATTGGGTACAAGGTGATAGTTTCTTACAAAGTGAAGATGACTTACATAAAAGAGACTATATGAAAGATACTGTAAAAAGTATTTTAGATAGTGCATGTGCATTTAGTGAAACAGTAGGTTGGAGAAAAGAAGAATATTTTATTACTCAAATGTGGGGCAATAAGTATGCACCAAACACTGACGAAAAAGCAGGTGGAAATATCTATTCACACTTTCATTCGAATAGTTTAATAAGCGGTGTATTATACTTTGAAGAAAATACTCCAACTAGAATTTACAATCATGATAAAACAAGACAAATTATAAAAACTAGTAATGCAGAAAACACTGCATTTACAAGTGAGATATTTACTATCAATGCTATGCCTGGAAGATTATTATTATTTCCAAGTTATCTAGTGCATGATAGTCAACCAAGCGACAAAGAACGTGTAACTATTGCGTTTAATATACTTCCGAGAAGTTTAGGTATTAAGATGGATTATAACTATCTTGATTTGTCAAACGTAACTTAAACAATTAAATCTAAAACTGTTTGTAACTTATCTTTTATCACACGATTTTGTAATGTATTACGCAATCCTACGTGTAATGGTTTAGGCCAACAATTAACATTAGTCCAAGCATAACCACTATGTTCGTCATTTAATGTAGGGATAAATTCATTATCAATAATAGCAAGGTATGTATGAAAGTGAAATTTACTATCGTTTGATGTAAACATTTCTAAAGGAATAACTTTTTTAATTGTTGGAGTTTTTCCAACTTCTTCAATAGTTTCACGTTCAAGTGCTGTCCATGGAGTTTCATTTCCTTCAGCCATTCCGCCAACAAGTCCCCACTGTCCAGCAGTTTTTGTTTTAGTACGTTCTAGGAATAGAAATCGTTTAGTGTTACGAGCATAAAATAATGCTCCACTGCAAACAATGTTTTTATCTTTTATAATACTAGTCGCCATGACCCTTTTAAATACTCACCTTCATAACTTTTTAACCAGGCGCCAGCATCATTTGTGAACTTGTACTGCACTCCTGTATATGTATTAGTTATGTAAACAGGAGCCTGTGCTACACTAGAATCGGCACGCCCATCATTAGAGCCTGCATCAAAAGTAATTTCCCAGTTGCTTCCATTCCATGTAATGATATCGTTTGTACTTGCTTGTACAACTGTACCATCTGCATTTTGCCAAGCATTCATGTTAGCATCTGAACTATCATTTTTTAAATGTTCATGTATATCATTTAGAATTAGATAACGTGTACCTTGTGCTAGGTTGTCTATGTCTGGATTAAATGTTAATGGGTCAATTATAGCATCAATAGTTCCTCTACTAGTAACACTGTCTGCAAGAATTGTGTTTCCAGGAACTGTATCACTATCAAAGTTTAAAACTATTTGTGTGTCATCAGTTGGATTTACACTTGCTGTTGCAACTATCTCGTTACCGTCTGCTTTTGATAATCTTACTGTGCTTAACCCTGCTCTAAATTTGCCTGGGTATTGATCTAATAGTTTAAACCAACTAACAGCCTCTCCAGTTCTATCAAAGTTACCTGGTGTTGGCTCTGATACCCCTTCAGCAGGTGCAAGTAATTTTGCTGTGTTATTTAAAATTAATACACCAAAGTTTCCTGGCGTAATATTTACTGTTGCCATTGGATCAGCGGCGTCGATAATACCGTCTGAAATACTTCCTGTTTCGTCAAATACACTCATTACAATTTTTTCAATTACACCTAACTGCTTTACTCTTGCTGGAGGTGTAATCCATATAGGCATTGTAAATGTAAGTTCGCCAATATCAATCTCTGTATCTGCTCCTTGTGGAATACTTCTAGTACTAAAGTTTACGTTTTGAAGTTCAATTAAACTTAAACTTGTCCAGTCAACATAGTTTGCTGTGCTTTGTATTTCTAAACTAGGATTAAACAACACAAGCATTTGTTCCATAATTTGTAATTTTTGATCAGTATTAGTTGACCATATATCGCACTTCATTTGTAAACTAAATGGTACTGGCATAACACGCTCAACAGTATAACCCGGTCCTTGGGTATCTAAATATTCGCCCGTTGCTGGATTGTAATCTCTTTCACGTAAATGTACCTTACTAACATGTGTTGGATTTTGTACTCTATCACGTGCATATTCTAAGCCTGTAATATAACAACTTACACGAGGCGCACTAACAACTTTATTTTCACTATTATCTCTAAGAATATGTGCCACTTGTCTGGTAAGATTTCCATAACTTGTTGGTATCTTACGTAAAGTACCTGCACTATCTTTGTAACTAAAGTTACTCATAACACGAACAAATTGTGTTACAAAGCGTCTTATTTGTCCATCATAAAAATGTTGCATTAATTATCTGCCTTTGGTTTAAGTACTTGTGATAACGCTTGGCGTTCATCGACTTCTTTATTGTTAATAGTATTTTTACTTGTGTTATTAACAAATGTACCAATTTGATTCTTAGCAGTATCACTGCTAGGTGTTTCAACTCTTACTGCATCTTCATATTTAACCCATCTATTACCATTGTAACGGAAAAGTCTATTTGGGAAGTAATCAGTTCTTAAAAAGAATTCACCGTCACTAGCCGCTTGTGGGAACTGAGATCCAAAACTGTATAAAGCACCATTTGGTGGAACTCCTTGTTCAGTAAGATAGCCAACATAAAAGTTTCCTTTTGCAGTCTTTAATGTTGGAGTACTTGAACCATCATCATTAATATTAACATTGCCTTTATCATCAGTTGGTACTACAAAGTATTGCTTTGTATCATATCCACTAATTACTGGTTGTGCAGGATCACCTGTAATATCTTCATTTGCTTGATTAAGAACTGCTTCGTTAATTTGCATCTCTTTATCATATGTAGAAAGTACGTCACGTATTGTTGATCCTGTTCCTTCGCCACTGTCTTTATCAAATATTTCTTTAAATTCTTGACTATCAAGTAATGGTTTACATTTTGCTCTTAATAAATGCGGATACCATGTTTGACTAAATCCTTCACTTGGACGGCTTACATCTTCTACTACATAAAAACGTTTAAGTGAAACAGCATAATCATTAAGTGCATATTCATCTTTTAAGTGTGGTAGTTCGAATACATCACCACTCATTAATTTACGCCCTAAATTTTCAACACTTGAATTCATATGAAATGTTATAAAAATAGTATCATTCTGTAAGAACATTCCAAATTGTGAAAGATCAAAGTCTAAATCTTGTACGTTGTAAATCCCGCGGATAACATAGACATCATCTGAATATTTTCTATCTCTGTTTTCTAAAAACAATAAATCTTGTATTTTTGTCTCGGGTATATCATTTGTTCCATAAGGCTGACTTGGCGTACTTTTATCAGCACCAGGGTCAACAGGACCCTCATACTTGTGTATGAATATGTCTGTACCGCCTACTTGAAAGGATTCGTTAACATTCCTGTCTATAAAGCGATAATCTGCGGATTTCTCCGGTTTATATAAACTGAGTCTGGGCATAGTAAATGTATTTATAGAATAAATATGTTTAACAGAGGAAACTTTATATGAGCAATGATTTAGAAAATAAGAAACAGGCACTCTTTAATTACGTTAGAACAATGCTCGGCGATGGTATGATCGACATCGAACTTGATCCTAACCATTATGAGGTAGCATTAGAAAAAGCACTTGGAAAACTTAGACAACGTAGTGAAAACGCTGTAGAAGAATCGTATGCTATATTAGAGTTTCAAGAGGATACTAACGATTATATTTTACCTAATGAAGTAATAGAAGTACGAGAACTTTTTAGACGATCAGTTGGTTCACGTTCAGGTGGCGGAGACGGTGGAACATTGTTCGAACCGTTTAACTTGGCCTATACAAATTCATATCTTATGAGTTCATCACAAATGGGTGGACTTGGTACGTATTATGCTTTTGCAGGATATCAAGAATTAGTTGGTAAAATGTTTGGGGCATTTATTAACTTTAAGTTTGATCCTGTTAGTAAAAAACTTACAATTATGCAACGTCCTAGATCAGACGAACAAGTATTAATGCAACTATATAATTTTCGTCCAGACTTTAATCTATTAAGTGATCCTTATGCTGGACAATGGCTTAAAGACTATACACTAGCAGTATGTAAATATATGCTAGGCGAAGCAAGAAGCAAATTTGCAACCATATCAACACCGCAAGGCGGAACTTCACTTAACGGCGATGCTCTCAAAGCAGATGCAATGGCCGACATGGAAAAATTGGAAATGGACTTGTTAAATCACGTAGATGGTTCTAAACCATTATCATTCGTGATTGGCTAAAAAACACTTGACTTTTCTACACAATGACTATACAATTTAGAGATACTTTTAATAAAGGATCTTTTATGATAATTGGTATTTGCGGACTTATAGGTTCAGGTAAAGGAACTGTTGCAGACTTTTTAGTTGAACAACAGGGATTTACAAAACTATCTTTTGCAGACAAACTTAAAGATGGCGTTGCCAGCGTATTTGGCTGGGATCGTGAAATGCTTGAAGGCAATACAACAGGATCACGCGAATGGCGTGAAAAAGTAGATCCTTATTGGAGTACTGAAACAGGAAGTCCTGTTACACCGAGATTAGTTTTACAACTATTTGGAACTGATTGTATGCGTAACGGATTCTACGATGGCATATGGGTTAGTTTAGTTAAAAAACAACTGCTTGATAATCCTACAGGTAAATTTGTTATTCCAGATGTACGTTTTGAAAATGAAGCAAACATGATTAAAAGTATTGGCGGAGAATTATGGCGTGCAAAGCGTGGCGATGATCCTGAGTGGTGGCCAATAGCACAAACACAACTGCGTCAACAAAATCAAAAAAAGAAAACAAACAGTATTGTTGTAGCACACAAAATGGAAGACCAGTACCCAGATGTACACATTTCAGAGTGGGCATGGTGTAATGTAGATTTTGATGCTACTATTGAAAATAATGGTACTGTTGAATTCCTTAAAAATCGGGTGTTAAATCACCTTGCTTCCAAGTAAATCCTTCTTTGTGTAATACACGTTGACAATTAGCACATACTGTTTTAAGATTATTATGTCGACAGTTTGTTAAATTACTATCAATATGATATACTGCAAATTGTTCTTCATGCTTACTTGTAAACCCACACTTGTCGCATTTACCTTTTTGTCTATAACCAAGTTGATGCCATAATGGAACTGTAGGTGTTCTACCCCTTGCACATTGTTCGCATTTACTTCTATAATAAGTCTTGCGAGCCTTCTTATAATTAACTGCACAGGGTCTGCGGTTGCATGATTTACATAAAGGCCTAGTCATATATGTATTTACCAGCCCTTTACCATACCTTTTTCGCTATATGTAATACCGCAAATTTGCCTAACGGGGCTAAATATGTTTAAGAACTTAATTTAAAGGAGTAACAAGATGGCACTTACATCACCAGGAGTTGAAGTTAGCGTAATAGACGAAAGTTTTTATACGCCAGCCGCGGCCGCAACGGTACCACTAATTATCGTAGCAACTGCCGCTAATAAGCCAAACGGCGCAGGTACAGGAACAGCACAAGGAACAATTAAATCTAATGCTGGTGATCCATACCTAATTACATCACAAAGAGAATTAACAGAAACGTTTGGTAATCCAACGTTTTATACAGATTCATCTAACAATCCATTACACGGCAATGAACTAAATGAATACGGACTACAAGCCGCATATTCATTCTTAGGTGTAGCAAATAGAGCATACATTGTAAGAGCAGACGCTGACTTAGGAGAACTTAAAGGTTCTGCATCAGCGCCATCAGGTACGCCATCAGATGGCACATATTGGTTAGATACAAACGATTCATTATTTGGTATGTTTGAATGGAACCGAGCAACACAAAAATTCACTAACAAGATTCCTTTAGTTCTTAACTCCGCTACACAACTTGTTAGTAATTTGTCTTCCGGTGATCCAAAACCAAGCGTAGGTGCAAAAGGTGATTACGCAATCGTAACTGCTAGAACATCAAACGATGCTTACTACAAAAATGCAGATAATGCATGGGTTAAGATAGGTTCAACAACTAGTGCAAACATTGCCGCTTTAACAAGTGGTGATTCAACTTTCACTTCAGATAGTTGGGCATCAAGTTGGCCAACAATACAAGGTACAACAGCAAATCCAACATTAGGAAATGGTCAAGGACTTGTAATTAACGGAACAAGTGTTACACTTTCAGGTACAACTGTTACTTCACTTGCAAACGCAATTAACGGTGCAAGTATAACAGGCGTTGGTGCAAAAGTTACAAGCACAGGTATTATAGAAATATACAGTGACGGAACTTCAACTTCAGATGGTACTACAGATGATGGTGCTATTGTTATTGAAGACGCAGTAGGAAGTACATTAAAAACTGATACTGGAATTACAGCAACTTATTATTCAGGTGCGGCTGTACAAATTTCAAAACACTCAAATGTTCCAACATGGAAGTCAAGTGATACTGTAACAGTAGCAGGAACTTCTAGAAGCGGTATTAAACCAAGCGGAAGTGTTTGGATGAAAACTACTTCACCGAACTTAGGTGCTAATCTTAAAGTTCAAGTTTGGAATAATAGTTTAGGTGTATGGTCAACAACAGTTGCTCCACTTTACAACACTAGAGAAGAAGCAGTAAACACAATTGATGCTACTGGTGGAACACTTATACCTGCAGGTACAGTATTTGCTCTTGCAAACATTACAGGCAGAGGAACATCAGAAGATAGTACAACAGGTGTTGAAAAACTTGTAAACTTTAAATTATATAGAAGAGTAACAAGTTCACCAACTAGCGTAACAGGTACTGAGCAAGGTGCAAATCCAGTTGTTGCAACAGGATACTTTGACATGGCAGAAACTGATAACGGTAGTAACGTTTTTCAAACTGCAAAACAAGTTACAGTTAGTGTAGCGACAGTTGAAGGAGTTGCGTCAGCAATTAGTGCGGCAGGCTTTGAACACATTACTGCAACAGTAAGTAATGGTTACCTTTCAATTAGTCATACATTAGGTGGCGAAATTAAAATTATAGACGCTGGCAGTATTTTAGCAAGTGCAGGTTACACAGCATGGGCACGTTCAGGTGCAGGTGTTGAAACAGGTACAGCAAATTACTATACAGCAGGTGCAGATGATAATCATTCACATATCATTAGTAACTGGAAACCACTTGTATACGAAGCAAGTGATAATGCTCCAACAGCAACTCCAGCAGATGGTACGTTATGGTATAACACTACACTAGACGAAGCAGACATTATGGTACATGATGGAAGCAAATGGGTAGGTTACTTAAACTACACACCATTAGCAGGTGCAACTGATCCTAAAGGACCTATTGTATCAGCAACTGCTCCATTAAAAACAGGTGGACAGTCAGATGCTAGTGATTTAGTTGAAGGCGATATTTGGATTTCAACTGCTGATGTTGACCTATACGGTGCAAAAGTTTACCGTTGGGATAATTCAGCAACTGAGTGGGTATTAATTGACGTAACAGATCAAACTACAGAAGATGGTATTCTTTTTGCAGATGCACGTTACGGTTCAAGTGGTGCAACAGGTGATACAGCGGCAACAATTACAACATTGTTAAGTTCAAACTACGTTGATCCAGATGCTCCAGATCCAGACTTATATCCAAGAGGTATGTTATTATGGAACACAAGACGTTCAGGATTTAATACTAAGAAATTTGTAGCAAATCATATTGATATTACAGCAAACAGTGGACTAAACAAACGCTTTAGCGATGAAGCAATGGCAAACTATAAAACTGCACGTTGGATTGGCTGGAACACAGTTAATGCAGATGGTTCAGGATTATTTGGTAGACATTCACAACGTCAAACTATTGTTGCAGGACTTAAGAGTGCAGTAGATGCAAATGAGTTACTACGTGATGAAGAAACACGTAACTTTACATTGTTAAGTGCTCCTGGATATCCAGAACTTGCAAGTAACTTAATTGGACTAAACGTAGATAGAGGCTTAACAGGATTTGTTGTTGCTGATACTCCGTTTAGATTAGCACCAAATGCAACTTCACTACAAAACTACGGTAATAATACAGCAGGCGCAAGTGCAGACGGAGAAGAAGGTTTAGTATCATATGATGAGTATATGGCGGCGTTTTATCCAGCAGGTTTAACAACTGATGTGACAGGTAAGAACATTGTTGTTCCGTCAAGTCACATGATGCTACGTACTATTGCAGTAAGTGATGCAGTATCGTTTCCATGGTTTGCTCCAGCAGGAACAAGACGTGGTGGAATTAGCAATGCATCAAGTGTAGGTTACATTGATAACGAAGGCGAATTTAACGCAGTTGCATTAAATGACGGTGTACGTCAAACAATGGCAGGAGTTAAAATTAACCCACTAACATTTATTACTGGTAGCGGATTAGTTAACTTTGGTCAACACACTAGAGCAAAGAACGCAAGTTCATTAGATAGAATTAACGTTGCAAGATTAGTTGCATACTTAAGACGTCAAATGACGCTACTTGCTAAACCGTTCATGTTTGAACCAAACGATAAGATTACACGTGATGAAATCAAACAAGCAACTGAAAGTTTATTACTTGAACTTGTAGGTCAAAGAGCACTTTATGACTTCCTCGTTGTATGTGATGATACTAACAACACATCTGCAAGAATTGATCGCAACGAGTTATACGTTGACGTAGCAATTGAACCAGTGAAGAGTGTGGAATTTATATACATTCCATTACGCTTAAAGAACACTGGCGAAATAGCAACTTTGGGCAATCAATAATGTGGATAAATAAAACTATACAAGGAGCAAATTAATGGCTATTTCAAGTTTAAGCAAATTTACAGTTCCGTTGGCGAGTGACCAATCAGCAAGTTCACAAGGCTTGTTGATGCCAAAACTCAAGTATCGCTTTAGAGTGAGCCTTGAAAATTTTGGTGCTGGTGCTCCTAACATAGAACTAACAAAACAGGTAATTGATGTTACAAGACCGAATGTAAACTTCGAATCAATTGCTATTGATGTTTACAACTCAAAAGTTTACTATGCTGGTAAACACACATGGCAACCGATTACAATCACATTACGTGATGATGTAAACAACGCTGTGAGTAAGAGTGCAGGTCAACAACTACAGAAACAATTCGATTTCTTTGAACAATCGAGTGCGGCTTCCGGAATAGATTACAAATTCAAAACTAGAATTGAAATCTTAGACGGTGGTAACGGTGCTAACACACCAACAGTACTTGAGACATTTGAATTAGTTGGTTGTTTTGTACAAGACATTAACTACAATCAGTTAACATACTCAGATTCAAATCCAGTTGACATTACTATGTCACTACAATACGATAACGCAATCCAAACTAATGGCGCTGGTCAGCCAAATGGTATTGGACAGGCAATCGGAAGAACAGTTAGAACTTTAGCAACAGGCTAATACCTAATTAGTAGTCAACAGAGTACAAAGGGCCGGGGTAAAACTCGGCTCTTTTTTTATGGCTAAATAATAATATGAGCAAAGTAACTAAATTTTTAGGTAGTGTAGTCGGAGGAATATTTGGTTCTGAAGGCGACATGAAAGATTATAAACATGCCGCAAGATTGTTTACAGACGATTACATGCGTCTTGCACCCAAGGTTGAATTTTTATATCATGTACATTTTGATATTAATAAGGCCGCGGCACGTAGTCCAGGTGGCCCAGTAGGTTGGTCAAAATCCGAACCAAACATTGAAGTAGGTATGCTAGTTAAAGCATGTCAGGTTCCAGGAGTAACACTTAACACTGAAACTAAAAATCAATACGGTAAGAAAACTAACATTCAAACACAAGCACAGTACACTCCAATTAATATAACATTCCATGATGATAATGTAAACTTAATTAGTGGTATGTGGCAACAATATTTTAAAAATTATTATGCTGATTCTGTATTTCCAGATGAGTTAAAAGTACAACCAACTTATAGCAGACCACCATATGGTGCAATGCCCGGTGGTGGTAGTCCTTATAGAACATCTCCCAAACAAAGCGGAAAAGTAGGGTTTGGTATTAACAGTGATTTTCCAGGACACTTCTTTAACAAAATTAGTATATACCAATTAAGTAGACATAACTTTTTTGAGTACACATTAATTAACCCAATAATTCAAAGTTGGCAAGGTCCGCAATTAAATTCTTCAAGCAGTCAGCCTGCTGAAAACCAAATGGTATTAATATACGAAGGTATCAAGTACGCTCAAGGTAGAGTAGGAAATGATAATCCAGATGGCTTTGCACAATTACATTATGATAAGTCTCCAAGTCCATTAAGTATTATGGGCGGAGGTAGTAACACACTATTTGGACAAAATGGTGTAGTTGCGGGTGGACTTGATGTGTTTGGTGATTTAATGGATCCAAATGTAATGAGCAATCCATTAGCATTAATAGGCACTGCAATTAAAGCAAAGAACACTTACGACAATGCTAAAACACTTACTAAAGCAGGAATTAAAAACGAAGTATCAAGTATTGCAACAGGTGCTATAACAAATACTATAGAAGATAGTGTTCAAATATTTGGACTTAATAAAGTAAATGATACTAAAGCAACACAAGTAACATTATCAGCACAAAACGGTGACACTAGCGTTGCTGACACTACAACTATTCAAAAGAAAGCAGATGCAGGTAATAATAGCGGAGAGGGTGGCACAGAAACTGGTGGCACATTAATGAACGGTAGAACAGCAGAAGAGACTATAAACCAAAGAGTAATCAATCCTAATACCGGAGAGCCAACAAGATGGCTCAATAACACAGATTATTATACGTGGATCAGGTCCGGTAAACCTGATACATGGATACCAGGCGGTGGCGGCGAACAATTGATCATTACTGTTGTTCCAATAGAAAACTAATAGGAAAAAATAATGAAAGAAACTTTTTCAAACTTACCATTAGATGTTCAAATAAAAAAGAAAGATAGTAACGAAGATTCTATTTTATATTTTGATGCACTTAACAAGGCAGAACTACAATTTAAAGCCAGTGAAAGTGATGCGGCCATTGCATTCTTTTTAAAAAGAGGAATGGAAGAACCAGCGGCAAAAAGTGTTGCATTTATTTTTTTAAAACAATGTAAACTTGACGGAGTTAGTCCGTTTGAATTACTTGATCAATTAAGAAGTTTAGAAGTAACTCAATTAGATAATGTACTAGGTGAAATTTTGAATATCAATAGAATAAATGTTTCAGCACTAGGTACTGCAAAACTTGAAACAGGCGATAACCCGGCTAAGAGGAATATCATTGCATAATGGCACGATTAGGAAACTTCGCCCGTGGTAGGTACGAACTCAAGAACCCAGAAAAATATATAGGAACCAAAACTCCAACTTATAGATCAAGTTGGGAATGGCACTTTATGAAGATGTGCGATGATCATCCTGCTATTGCAAAATGGGCAAGTGAAAGTATCAAGATTCCTTACAGAAATCCCTTAGACGGTAAGTATACTATATATGTTCCAGACTTCTTTATTGTGTATGCAAACAGTAAAGGGAAAACTAAAGCGGAAGTGATTGAAATTAAACCAGAGAATCACACTGTTAAAGAGAGTGTTGGAAAGAGTGTTTATAACCAAACACAATATATTAAAAATAAAGCAAAATGGGAAGCGGCCGCGAAGTATTGTAAACAAAAAGGCATCCAATTTAGAGTAGTTACTGAAAAAGATTTATTCCACACTGGCAAAAGAAGATAAGTATTAATATGACAAAGAAATTAGAAGAATTGTTAGATCTACCAGAAGTTAAGAAAACTATGGAGCAGGTTGAAGCACCAAAAACCGTTGTTGAGATTAAAAAAGAAACTGACAACCTTGAGCGGAGTATAGCAGAATTTGATAAAATATCTGCCGCTTTACCCATGGTAAAAGGACTTGGAGAATTAGCAGATAAAGAACTAGATGATCTAGCAGAGAAAGCAAAACAAAGTTATGAAGATCTAATGGATTTGGGCATGAATGTTGAGTCCCGTTATGCGGGTAGAGTTTTTGAAACAGCAAGTAATATGCTTAAAAATGCTATTGATGCTAAAAGTCAAAAACTTGATAAAAAACTTAAAATGGTTGAATTACAACTTAAAAAAGCAAGTATTGATCAAAAACAAAGTGATAATACCGACACAGTTGATGCTGAGGGCTATGTAGTCATGGATCGCAACGCCATCTTAGATAAGATTTTAAATAATGATCAAGATAAATAAACGTAGTTAAAGGAGAATATGATGGCAGGCACATTTAAAAAACACCTAGCAGAATCAACAAAGCAATACGACTTTGTTATTAAAATTGCAGGCGTTTTAGATGAAAATTTTGAAGATAGTTTAGAGGTAGCATTAAAGAAATTTGATGTTGCAAATCTAACTGCAGGTAAGAAAACACCAATACAAAGTGTTCCATTAGACTTCCCTGAATTAACTAACACAGAAGTTACAGTATACGAAACAACAGTAAACTATCCAACTACACAACACGAACTTAGAACGTATCTATCAAGCGTACTTAATATGCAAGATGATATGATCCGTGTACGTAAACCAGGTGAACCAACAGAAGAATATCAAGCAGAACGTGATGAAGATAAGCCGTATGAAGATAAACTTTTAGATAGTGAATATAAAGATGCACCCAAAGTGGATAAAGATAAATTAGTTGCTACTGAAAAAGGTAAAGAGACGTTTTTACAACAGTTAGCAAAAGAACAAAAAGAGCGTCACAAGGGAGCAGAATAATGGCATCACGTGAAATGATCAATGTACTAGACCGTTTAAGAGATCTAGACAAAGTTAATCCTAATGTACATTCAGATGCATTAGAAAATACAGAGAAATTAAATCCTCCAGTCGAAGAGGCAAAAAAGAAGATGGTAAAGGATCCTAAAACAGGTAAGATGGTTCCAAGTTATGCTATCGACGGTAAAGGCAAAGACGATCTTAAAAAAGAAAATGTTAAAGAGTCAAGAAAGGCTCCGAAAGAAGTTAAAAAATTAATGGCAGGTAAAACATATACTTGCGAAGATTGTGGTTGTGAAATGCACAAGTGCGATAAAGATTGTGATTGCAAAAATGATTCACATGATGAATTAGGATCATATTGGAAAGACGAAAATGGTAATGGTATTCCAGATGTTGCAGAATCTGTTAATGAGTCAATTACTATTAGTGCTGACAGCGAATCAGACTTGCCAATGATTGCACAGATTATGAAACTTGCAGGAATGAGTACTGTAACCCCTGATATGATGCCAGGTGCAGATAATGTTCCGATGATGAAATCAGACGATGACATTAACGCTAACGACGATGACGATTGTGGTTGCGAAGATGACGATAATACAGACATGCCTTACAGCGAACAAGACCGTTTAGCACAATTAGCAGGTATTGAAAGAACACAAACTGAAGCAACATCTGATATGCAACCTGGACAAGGTGCATTAGATAAATTTAGAGAATTGCACAGAAAAGGTATTGGCTCAAATGATGACGAAGTTGTTTTGAAAGAGTTAATTGAAG